GCTGAATCCTTCTTGAGCATAGCTGGCATCTTGTATCACGTAATACTTGGGTAGCGGCAATGGTATGGTTGGATCTAAGGGATAGTAATCTTTGAGGTTGGGTAACTCTAACACATCACCTGACATGAGTTTACGACCAAACGCATCTATCATGTAGTTGTAGTGGAAGGTGATAAACAGGGTATCGTTGTTTAAGAACAGGCCAAACTGTGTAAGATCAAAGTCGATATCCTGCTGGCGATAGACACCACGCATGATGTACACATCAGGATCATAGGCTCTATCTCTATTCTCCAACAACAGCAAATCTTCAATGTACAAGGGATTTAGACTGTCGTAAACCGGTAGCGTAGCGTCGTTGTTGCCAGGATTTGGCGAAGTATCTACAATAGGACCCATGTATTTGTGTACATAAACATCCACCCCGCCCACAGTATACATCTCTTTGATGGTACGATCAAAGAATTGATAGTCGGCTGTTCGATTAGGACGATAAAGGCTCAAGCGTGGCATAGTCAAGTATTTACCGCAAAGTTAGACCAAAAACTCAAAACAGGATAAAATACTATATGGACCAATTACTAGAACGAGTAGCTCAAGCCGAACGCCAAATTGCCACAGTAAGGAGCCGAGTGGCTCGCAGAGATCTGATCAAAATGCTCAAACCCATTGATTTGACTCTGAACCGACTGAATCAGGAAAGTGTAGAATGCCGTAGACTGCATCGCCCAACTGCTCGATATCAACAACTGGAGCAAGAAGCACAGGACTTAATAAGTCATTTGGAAAAATACCTAATTTTTGCCTGTTTGCTGGGTGGTTGACTGCGAATCATTTGGGTGCTATAATTAACAATCATGATATCAAGGACACTGTATGGTCAAAACTAAAAAAGCCTCCGCTGAAATTAAGCTGTTGAATCCCAAAAGTGCTGATGTAAAATATACCGGCACCGAACCGGCCTGGCGATTGGTATTGACCGATGGCGATAGAACCACGGCCATGCTCCGGGCCTTTGCTTGGTACAATTATCACTATGGTAAAAAAGACGCCAAAGAAATGATAGCCCACTGGTTGGAACATCATGACCGACTCCGAGACGCCAAATTGATAAGAGGAATTCCAGACAGCCAAATCCGCAGCACCACGGCCTGGGTTTGTAGAATGAACTTGATTGGACTTGATCTAAGTGAACACGAACTCAGCGTGGTTGATTCGCAGATCGCAGACATGTTGCGTAGCAAACAAGAAGTGGTCCGGGTCGTAACCGAAGCAGAAACCACGCAGGCTCGATTGACCATACAAGATCACCTACGTGAGCGCATGAGCGAATGTGCCGGCGAATTGGAAGGCATGTTTGATGAGTTTATAAAACAGGGCGCAAAAATGTCAGCTGACTGGAAGCCTATAGCACAGATACGTGGCATGAATGTGGCACCACAGATGATTGGCACCATTGCCAACTGTTGGAAAGAACGCTTGGCTGAATTTGAAGAAACTGTGGAAGGGCGCGATGCCGACCTGGTAGAAGCATATGGCCATTTGACCAAGTTGCAGTTGCGTAATTGCATAAAATTTTGTGAAACTGTGATCAACGACTGTGCCAGTTACGTACAGATCAAGAAAGTGGAACGCAAACCACGTGCCAAGAAAGCTGTCAGCCCAGAAAAATTATCCAGCCGATTCAAGTATCTCCGAGAGTTTCCAGAGCTCAACTTGACGTCAGCCAGCCCGGCCACCCTGGTCAATGCGTCAGAAGCCTGGCTGTATGACACCAAAAAACGCAAGTTGATCCATGTTGTAGCCGACACTCACATAGGCTCGTTCACCGTCAAAGGAAGCAGTATCGTGGCCTTTGATGCGGCAAACAGTTCGCAAAAAACACTGCGCAAGCCGGCTGAACAGATCCGATCTATTACATCGGTCGGAAAACCTGCGGCCCGTAAGGCGTACAAAGAGATAAAAAGTACAGAAATCCGGTTCAACGGACGTGGCAACGAAAACTTGATCATACTAAGAGCCTGGTAAATACTGGATGAGATATCCGCACTATTGGCCCGATGAGCATCCCAACGATCCAAGAATATTTGTCCCCAACATAGAATTTTACATAACCAATGTTTGTAACATAGCCTGTCCTGATTGCAATCGATTTAACAATCACGATTTTGTCGGATGGCAACGCTGGAGCGACTACGAAGCCGACTACACAGCCTGGGCCAGTCGGATCAGATTGCAAAAAATCACTATCTTGGGCGGAGAGCCCTTGATGAATCCCGATATCTGCGAATGGATAGTGGGAATAAATCGCTTGTGGGGCAAATGTGTCAATGTGTTGACCAATGGCACTCGACTGAATCAGACTCCGGGCCTGTACGATGCCTTGATGAATTATCAAAAATTAAGTGGCAACTGGATCGGGGTCAGTGTGCATAACATCAATGATCTAGAAAGACACTTTGAAGAAGCTCGTAAATTTTTGAAAGGACCATTGGAATTTTACACTCGCGAAAAAAATCCTGAACGTACCTGGGGTGCAGATTATGCTTTTGTAGATGCCAATCAGGTGCATGTACACTATTGGATACAGGACAGTTTTTATCCGGCAGCAGTTCAACGCACACCTGAAGGACGTTTTACTTTACACAACAGCGATCCTGTGGCCGCGCATGCCAAGTGCGGGTTCGCCCAACATCAATGCTATCATTTCATACGGGCCAAACTGTACAAGTGTGGACCAGTTGCACTGTTTCCAGAATTCGACCAACAGCACCATTTTGACATCTCTGATCCGGATCGAGACCTTATAAACAGTTATGCACCTTTGTCGGTGGATGAATTTGACACTAGAGGTCGGCAATTCATTGACGAAATAGATGATGTGATTCCGCAATGTAAATTTTGTCCGGTAGCTCAAGACAATAATTATAACACCACAATACAGTCCCTAAACAAGGTGAAAAATGCTCAAAGTTCTTTTAACATTAGGCGATAGTTGGCCACAAGGTGGTGAACTCAAGCAAGGGCTAGGTCAAGTGCCTTACGGTGTTTTACTCAAACAACAGTTGGGATTTGATCAACTGCACAACTATGGCAGTGCCGGCGCCAGCAACGAAGACAGCCTGTATCAACTGCAAGATTACTTGACCACTCACTGGAAGCCAGATCACAAGGTCACAGCCATCATTCATCTGACCAACCCAGCCAGGACCGCACACTTACCAAGAGCCACTTCGTTGGACGTGACCTCTGAAGAACGTCGACATTGGCCGCCTGATGCACGTGACTTTGTGCGAGATTTTGTGTTGCATTTTCATACTCGTAGTCATGAAATCATGCGTAGCTCGTCCACGGTCACGGCCTTGCAGACCTGGTGTAGTCGCCACAACATACAGGATTATTATTTTTCTGGTTGGGTAAAATATCCAGTCTGGTTACCCGGAGTGGATCTGGACAGAATCTGGTCTCAAGGACAGGAAACAGCCGGTGATTGGTTTGGTGCCAGCAGCCACAACGGCGAACACTTGATCAATGTGGACGACAACGTCTATATCAAACCAAACTTTGCACACCCCAATCAACTGGGTCATCAGTTGATAGCTGATCGCCTGGCAAGTTGGATTTGTCAATAAATACTTGTACTGGAGCCACCCTATGAGTATTCAATCCGAATCAAGTTTAGAAACACTAAAACAAGACCTATTCAAGTATGTGCAATATCAGCTGGGCAGTCAGATCATCGATCTTGAACTGGATGCCGAGCACTACGAAGCCGCTTATAGGAACACAGTGGGAACCTATCGTCAGCGGGCACAAAACGCCTACGAAGAAAGTTACACTTTCATGGAGTTGGTTACCAATGTCAATATTTACGAATTGCCACAGGAAGTTTACAGTGTGCGTCAGATCTTCCGTAGGACCTTTGGTGACAGCACTGGACCATTTGCATCAAACTTTGACCCGTTCAGTCAAGCGTCACTGAACGTTTACTTGATGAATTTCAACGTGGCTGGCGGACTGGCCACTTACGATTTTTACAGCCAATATGTGGAATTGGCCGGACGCATGTTTGGTGCCTACATGAACTACACATTCAATCCTGTGACCAAAAAACTACAGTTGATACGTGATCCCAAGGGTTCAGGCGAAGCTGTGCTACTTTGGACCTACAACTACAAGCCCGAATTCAACATGTTGAGCGATCCTTTGATTGCCCAGTGGATGCGTAACTACATGGTTGGAAACTGCAAGCTGATCATTGGTGAAGCAAGAGAAAAGTTTGGAACCATCGCCGGTCCACAAGGCGGTGGCTCTCTTAACGGCACAGCCATGAAAGCCGAAGGTTTGGCCATAATGGAAAAAGGCATTGAAGAACTCAAGATGTATGTGGATGGCAGTCAGCCTTTGAGCTGGGTTATTGGTTAACCTTTTTCTAACACTAATTTTTTATTTTCTGTTATACTAAGTGTATGGCAGATTTAATGATCGACCTAGAAGGTCTAGGCACCGGACCAGATACCACAATACTCACTATCGCAGCTCAGAGCTTTGATCCGCTTGGATCAGGCTATCACGAGCAAAAATACTATGCCAGGATTACCTTGGAAAGCCAAGCTGATCGTAGCATACAACAAAGCACCATAGACTGGTGGGCCACCCAACCTGCAGAGGCCAGAAATGAAGCATTCTGCGAAGAGGGTCGTATACCGTTAGATCACGCTCTGGACAGTCTGGGTCGATTGATATGGCACAGCAAACGTATCTGGGCTCAAGGTCCCACCTATGACATGAACATCCTGGAACATGCCTACAAAAGCTATGGTAAACCCATACCCTGGCAGTATTACAATGTACGAGATAGCAGAACAGTATTCGGCTTGTGGCCCGGACTGCCCAAACCGCCCGTCAGTCACCATGCCTTGGAAGATTGTCGCAGGCAAATTGCGTTACTACAAACCACTTTGAAACATTTTGACATAAAGGAACTGGCATGATCATTGGCGTATGTGGTCTGATAGGTGCAGGCAAAGACACCGTAGCAGACTATCTAGTAAACATACATGAATTCAAACGTGAAAGTTTTGCCAATACTCTCAAAGATGCTGTGGCTGCGGTATTTGGTTGGGATAGAGAATTGCTAGAAGGACGTACCAAACAGAGCCGTGCCTGGCGAGAACAACCGGACGAGTGGTGGAGCGACCGGCTCGACATGGCCATAACACCTAGATGGGTGTTGCAGTACTGGGGTACTGAAGTAGCACGCCGCAACTTCCATGACGATATCTGGATCGCCAGTTTAGAAAACAAACTGCGTAAAATAACCGATGATGTGGTCATAAGCGACTGCAGATTCCCCAACGAAATCGCCGCTATCAAGTCAGCTGGTGGACGTGTGATACGTGTCGTCCGTGGACCCGAGCCTGAGTGGTATAAACTGGCAGAGCATGTAAACTCTGGAGCTCCAAACAACTTTTGGTCCTCGGCCGAGCTTGCAAAGTTTAATATCCATACCAGCGAAACTGCCTGGATTGGCACGGCGTTTGACGCTGTGGTTGAAAACAACGCCAGCCTCGATGACTTGTACCGACAGATTACCGGTCTGGTTCAAGATCTCCCGCCCGCCACGGCAGGTTAGATCGGGCAACCGCTATCACGCAGTTTTGACATACTGTTTTTAGATTGTGAACAGCCACGTTGTTCAAGTTGCCATCCACATGATAGACCAGTAGCTGTGCAGCATATGAAGCCTTGAACCCACAACGATCACACATGAGTTTTTTCTTGTAACCTGCAGTCTGCCATCTGGCGACCGGTGGTTTTTGCTTGATTTTCTTTTTGATACAAACAGTGCACCTACTGCGATAATAAACTTTGTTGTAACGGTGATAGGCCACAGCCCTAGGACGTTGTTTACAGGTTTGGCATATGGGTCGCATACAGTAGTTATCATCGCGGGCCTATAGTATAGGCCGTCAATCGACTGTCTTTTTGTCATTGGCCATAAATATCTATACTAGAAAAAAGGATTTTTGATATGGCCTTACTATCCCCAGGTGTACAAGTCAGCATAATTGACCAGAGCAATTATATTCCCGGCGCTACCAATTCGGTACCGTTTATTTTGTTAGCAACTGCTCAGAACAAGGTTTCTGGAGCCGGTGTTGGCGTTGCTTCAGGCACGCTGGCTGTGAATGCAAACAAAACTTATTTGATGACAAGTCAGCGCGACTTGCTCAACACCTTTGGTGTTCCGTTCTTTTACAATACCACAGCTGGTACGCCAATCAACGGCTACGAGCTCAACGAATACGGCTTGTTGGCCGCTTACAGTGCGCTGGGTATTACCAACCAGTGTTATGTACAGCGTGTCAATGTTGACCTGGCTGCTCTTACTGCCAGCTTGACTAGACCAACCGGCGTACCCAACAACAATACCTATTGGTTAGACACTGCCAACAGTTCGTGGGGAATTTTTGAGTGGAACCTGACCACAGGCGCATTCAGCAATCAGATTCCTAGTGTAATTACCAGCACAGCCAATTTAGAGACCAACAGCAATGTGCCGTTGTCCACTTACGGCAGCATCGGTGACTATGCTGTGGTTGCCGGACAAATTGCCACTGATGGTGCCAATGTTATTCCTGAAAGTACCGAGTACTACAAGCGCGGTGGACCAACCAGCACACAAACCAGCTCGACTGCCTTGTCTGATTTGTACAACAGCTGGGTTCCGGTTGGCAGCGATCCATGGAAAACAGCCTATCCCACAATCAGTGGCACACAGGCTCCTACCCAATTGACAGCCAATACCACCATCACAATCAACAACAAAACCACGTTTACTGTACCGGCTATACCCAACAACACTGTGGCCAATCTCAGCAATCAGATCAATGCCGCAAACACGTTGCCTGGCGTTTACTCTGCTGTGATTGGTGGTGCTTTGTTTGTGTATGCCGACTCAGACGCAACCGGCTATACCGGCAATGTATCAAGCGGCATTGTTGCCAACGTTTCGTCTGGTATTGCTACCTTGACGTTTACCAATGTTGGAAACGCTGTACCCAATCCTTATCCGGTCGGCAGCACTATTACCGTTGCTGACACCACAGTGTTTGATGGCGTCTTTGATGTTGTGTCTTCAACCAATACCACAGTCAGTTTTGCTACCACATCCACTGGTAACGTAGGAGCTGGTGGTACCATCAAGTGGTACGACAGTGTCAGTATTGCTGGCAATGCATTGAGTTCGTTGGGCATGACTGCTGGATCTTATTCAACACCACAATATCTGGCCAGCAACAGCTATCAAAATCCACGCTGGAACAGCGCCAGTGTGATTCCAAGCCCTACTGGTTCTGTGTGGCAAAAAACCAACAACGTGAACCTGGGTACCAACTTGGTAGTCAAAAAATACAATTCAGCATTGGGTGTGTTTGTGCAACAAAATTGTCCGGTATATGCCAACGATGCTGATGCTTTGTATGCTCTAGACCCAGCCGGTGGCGGTGCCAATATTCCAGCCGGTGCCACTTACGCTCAAGTGGATGCATTGGGCAATTCAACCGGCACGTTCCTGATCCAGGAACGATATGTTACCGGTGCTACCAACATAACCGGTTATGCCAGCAACTTGACATTTACCAGCGGTGATACCTTTACGATCTCAGCCACACAGTCTGGATCAGCTGGCCTTAACACAGCCACAGCCGAATTGACTGGCACTGATGTATCTGACTTTATTGCCGCAGTATCCGCAGCCGCTGTGCCTTATGTGAGTGCCACAGTTGACAGCAGTGGATTTGTTGTGTTCACACACAGCCAAGGCGGTGACATACAATTGACCAGCGTCACCGGCGATCCAGTGGGTGATGCCGGTTTTGCACTTGGACACGATATTGTGGGCTTGACTGCATTGAACTTGACCAACGCTGATACATTGGTTCTCAGCAACTGGGTCAGCTATCCAACATTTGCTTACACAGCCAGCCCAACTGCACCAGATCAAAATCCGCTGGATGGTACCTATTGGTACTACAGCGATACCACACAAGTGGACATCATGGTACAAAACAACGGACAATGGGTGGGCTACCAGACCGTGACCAGCGATTATCGCGGTTACAATTTGAGCCTGACCAATGCGCTTGGTCCACAGATCAGTGCCACTGCGCCAACCACACAAAACGACACAGCACGTAGTCAATTACAATATGGTGATCTCTGGATCGATACCAGCAATCTTGAACTGTATCCGGTGATCAATCGTTGGGAAAGTGTCAACGATGTCGATCAGTGGGTACAACTTGACAACAGCAATCAAACCACCAGCAGTGGTATACTGTTTGCTGATGCAAGATGGGCACCAAACGGAACCACAGATCCTGTAAGTGATCCGTTGCCAACCATTACCAGTTTGTTGGTCAGCAACTACTTAGACCCAGATGCACCGAGTCCAAATCTATATCCAGACGGCATACTGCTATGGAACACTCGTCGTTCAGGATTCAATGTCAAGACCTTCCAGAACAACTATTTCAACTCGGCAGACTACCCAACCACAGCCTACAGCTCATATGTGACCTACAGCATTGGCAGTTTGGTAACCTATGCCGGCACTGAATACATCAGTTTGCAAAATGCCAATATCAATAATACTCCTGGCACAACGGCTTACTGGACGCCGATCACAGTGACCAATACCTGGTTGACAGCCAGTGGTAACCGAGCAGATGGTAGCCCGTACATGGGTCGCCAAGCACAGCGAGCTATTATTGTAAACGCTCTCAGGGCCGGTGTTGACAGCAACACCACCATCAGAGAAGAACAAAATCAATTCAACCTGTTGGCCTGCCCACAGTATCCAGAATTGGTACCAAACTTGGCAGTTCTCAATGCTGACCGTGGCCAGACCGGATTTGTGGTAGCGGATACTCCGTTGAGACTGACACCAGAAGAAATCGTCAATTGGGCAACCGACAACAGTGGTCTAGGCTTTATCACCGGCGACGGCAACCTGGATGCAGGCGATCCGTATGCAGGCGCTTTTTATCCAAGCTGTACTACCAATGACCTCAGTGGTAACCTGGTAGTGACATGCCCAAGCCACATGATGTTGCGCACAATTATCCGCAGTGACGAAGTTGCTTATCCATGGTTGGCTCCAGCTGGCACAAGACGTGGTGTGATCGACAATGCCACTCAGATCGGTTACTTGAACGCACAAACTGGCGAATTCCAACCCCTGGGCGTAAATCAAGGCTTGCGTGATGTGTTGTATCAAAACGACATCAACCCAATTACCTTTATTCCTGGTGTTGGTATCACCAACTTTGGTAACCATACCCTGCAAGGCACAACCACAGCACTGGATCGTATCAACGTAGCTAGATTGGTAGCGTTCTTGCGTGCCAGATTGGCCACGATTGGCAAGACCTACTTGTTTGAACCAAATGACACTATCACACGCAATCAGATCACCAATGCCATTACCAATCTCATGATTGACTTGGTGGCCAAGCGTGGTATCTACGATTACTTGGTCGTATGTGATCTTACAAACAACACACCGGCCAGGATTGATGCCAACGAATTATGGGTTGATATCGCGATTGAACCGGTCAAAGCTGTTGAGTTTATATACATACCAGTACGTATACAAAACACAGGAACCATTGGCGCACAAACTACAGCATAATGAATCAGGACAAAATGACCAAAATTTTGTCCTGGCTCGGTGCCATAAATAACAGTAACTAGGAGATAGAACACAAATGGCTACATCATCGCTAACAAAAATGACCGTGCCCTTGGCCAGCGATCAAAGCAACAGCAACCAAGGCTTGTTAATGCCCAAACTGAAGTATCGCTTCAGAGTGACATTTCAGAATTTTGGAGTATCAACACCGGTCACTGAATTGACCAAACAGGTTGTGGATTTCCAACGTCCAAATGTGACCTTTGATGACCTCAACATTCCTATCTACAACAGCACAATCAAGCTGGCCGGCAAGTATAGTTGGCAAGACATCACCTGCAACATACGTGATGATGCAGCTGGCAACGTCAGCCGATTGGTTGGCGAACAACTACAGAAACAGCTGGATTTTGCAGAAATGAGTTCGGCCAGTTCGGGTATTGACTACAAGTTCACCACAGTGTTTGAAGTGCTCGACGGTGGCAACGGTGCCAATGCTCCGATCGCTTTGGAGACCTGGGAAATTTACGGTTGCTTCCTACAAGGTGTCAATTATGGTGACATGAACTACGGTACCAATGAAGCAGCTCAAATTGCCATGACCATCCGCTTCGATAATGCCTTACAGACTCCAGCTGGTTCTGGTGTTGGGGCAGCAGTTGGCAGAAGTCTAGGTGATGTGGCTACTGGTGTCGGCGTAGCACAATAACTGATCACCGGTTATGACTAACCTGTCCTCGTTTGGCGAGAATGTACTTCAGGGATTCATTGGATCTGCTGGTCTAAAAGATTACAGTCACGCCAGCAAGACCTTTAGAAGCAACAATTACGAACTCACTCCCAGAAGCAAATATCTATTCCATTGTTATTTTAACCTAAACACTGGAGGAATTCCAGCACTGGCCAACGCATTCCAAAACAACGATGTGGCCAGTATAGGTCTCATGGTCAAAACCGTGGATCTACCCAGTTATCAAATTGCCCAAGAAACACTGAATCAGTACAATCGCAAACGTATTGTGCAGACCAAGATCAACTATCAGCCAGTCACTATTACCTTGCACGATGATCAAAGTGATCTTATAAGAAATCTCTGGTACAACTACTACACCTACTACTACAAAGACAGTATCTATCCCTACAACAATGTTCCTAGTCAAAGTGGAACTTCGGGTCAAAATGCTCTCATGCAAAACGGTTTTGGTTATGGTGTAGCTGATACCTACAGTGGTAGACAAAACACCGACTGGGGATTTGTCGGCGAAGGCTATGCCGACAGCAGCCCCGAAACAGCAACAGGCCAACCAGGCAAACCCAGATTCTTCAATGACATAACCATATACGGACTGGCACAAAAACGATTTGCCAGCTATGTCTTGATCAATCCCATCATCACTGACTGGAAAAGCGAACAGTACGATTATAGTGCAGGTGGTGGAACCATGAGTCATACCTTGACCATCGCCTACGAAACTGTCAAATACAATAGTGGTCCTATCGGCGGTGCCAAACCCAGCAATGCTGTTAAAGGATTTGCTGACCCAGCACACTATGACGTGACTCGTAGCAGCCTGTCAAGGCCGGGCGGAACAGCCACGGTGTTTGGACAAGGTGGTATCATTGATGCTGTGGAAGGATTTACTGAAGATCTACAGGCCTTGGCCGACGGACGTGGTGGCTTACAAAACATACTGGGTGCAGTACAAACTGCCGGCACTGCCTACAACACTTTCAAAAATGTAAACATTGGACAACTGGCCGGGCAAGAATTGAAAAACATTGGCGTCAGTGTGCTACAACAAGGCCTGGCCGGAAGTGTAAGACAGGCCATCAACGCCGGCAACGGACAGTTTTTCCCAGACGGCAAAGGAGGAATCAAATCTCCAAGATTGACCCCGGGTACTACAATACAATCACAATTGGGATTCTAATCCATGACTACCGTAAACTACGCCAACCCCAAAACCGACACATCGGTAAAGATATTTGATCGATTCTACGGCTACGAAATCTATGTACCAGTGGATGCCTACGATGCTGTTCTCAGTTATTTTCGCAGTGTGTTCGGCACAGGCGAAGCAGCCGGTAACTTTACCGTGACCTTGTTTAGAGTGGCCAATCTTACAGGTACTCCTGTGTTGACCCTGTTACAAGAAATACAGGGACAAACTGGTCCTGAGTTGACCTTGACCTTGGCCTATTATATCAATGCTACCAGAAGCAACAGCACATTACTAGGCCTAAATGTGGCCACCCAGCCAAATTTCTACGTGGCACACAACATTAGAATCTAGGGTCATGGCTAAATTTGCTCAAGGGGCCTATACTGTGACAAACGCTCACAAATACGTGGGCAACGGCAGTCCTAGATTCCGAAGCAGTTGGGAATGGGCCTTTATGAATTTCTGTGACGGCAACGACAACATATTGCAATGGGCCAGCGAGCCAGTAAGAATACCATATCAACACCCACTCACTGGCAAGATGACCACTTATGTGCCAGATTTTATTGTGACCTATCGTGGGCCCAATAATACTACCCGAGCCGAACTGATAGAAATCAAACCCAAAAGTCAAAGCATCATTGAAGACAAACAAAGCCAACGCGATCGTGCCATTGTGGCCATCAACTATGCCAAATGGGCAGCAGCGCAGAAATGGTGTAAGAATCACGGACTGGTTTTTAGAATCATCACTGAATCCGACATTTTCCATCAAGGCGGTAAAAAACGCGGTAAATAGGTGTATGACCAAAAAATTAGAGGAACTGTTCAAGTTTGATCAACTCGAACAGACTCCAGAACCCGAAGCCCCGGTTCTCACCGTAGAACAAACTCGCGCCGCTATCGTGGCCATTGACACCAACATAGACAAGATTGACCAGGCTTTGCCGGCTGTGCGTGACCTTGACGCCAGCGATCATGAACTGGATGAACTGGCCGATCTGGCCAAACAGAGTTATCAAGACCTAAGTGATCTTGGCATGAATGTGGAAAGCCGATTTGCCGCCGAACTGTTTGCTGTGGCCGGTACCATGCTGGGGCATGCTCTTACTGCCAAGACTACCAAACTGAACAAACGACTAAAAATGATTGATCTACAGTTGAAAAAAATGCGACTGGATCAACAGGCACCCGAGTCTGAACAGTTGCCCACAGCCGAAGGGCAGATCTTGAGCCGCAACGATTTGTTGGAACGCTTGATCGGCAGTAGAGATCAAAAAGACAAAAGTTCATAAATATCATATAGGGAAAAAAGTATGAAAAAATTTCAAGAATACCTCGCTGAATCAGAAAGAACCTACAATTATAGAATCAAAATTGTAGGTGACACTCCTTCAAATTTCTTAAAAGATCTGGAAGAGAAACTCAAACA